TACGAGGCGTTCCAGTACCGCACGCTACTGGCGGTCTCGGCCTCGCTGGGGCTGCCCTATCACCTCGTCACTGGTGATGTCCGGCAGGCCAACTATTCGAGCCTGCGGGCCGAACTGGTGGAGTTCCGGCGCCGCGTGCAGCAGCTCCAGCACGGGGTGATCGCGCATCAGCTCTGCCGGCCCATCTGGGCGCGCTGGCTGGAGACCGCGCAGCTGGCGGGGCGCTTGGACCTGCCTGATCCCGCCGCTGCGCGCATGGTGCAATGGATCCCTCCCCGCTGGGACTGGGTCGATCCGCTGAAGGACATTCAGGCGCAGGTGCTGGCGATGGAAGCCGGCATCACCTCGCGGCGCAAGGTGGTCGAAGCCACCGGCTACGACGTCGAGGAAGTGGACCGCGAGAACGCGGTGGATGCCAAACGCGCCGAGGGGCTCGGCCTGCGCTACCGCACCAGCCCGGGCGAGACGCAGGGCGCGCGGGCGACGCCTGCGGCCCGGCCTGATCCGAGTGACGGCGCAGGCGATGGCAAGGACCCGGGCACTGGCAGCGACAGCGCCAATACACAGGAGTAACACCATGAACAGTTGGTACACGATCCGCGCCCGCGACAGCGGCGCGGAGGTGCTGATCTATGACGAGATCGGCGCCTATGGCATCTCGGCCAGGGGCTTTCTGGCCGAGCTGGGCGCGCTGCCCGAGGGCACGGCCATCGATCTGCGCCTCAACAGCCCCGGCGGTTCGGTCTTCGATGCCGTCGCGATCCACAACGCGCTGAGCCGCCATGCCGGTACGGTCACTGTCTGGATCGACGGCATCGCCGCCTCGGCGGCAAGCTACATCGCCATGGCGGGTGACGGGATCGTCATGCCGGAAAACGCCTTCCTGATGATCCACGACCCGTCGGGGCTGGTGATGGGTAACGCGGCGGACATGCGCGACATGGCCGGAACGCTGGACAAGATCGCAGCCAGCATGATGCGCGGCTACGCCGCCCGATCCGGCAAGCCCGAGGACGAGATCGCGGCATTCATGGCGGCCGAGACCTGGTTTGATGCCGCTGAGGCGCTGGACGCGGGGCTGGCCACGCGCATGGCCGAGCCCGTGCGCATCGCGGCCAGCTTCGATATCGGGCGTTTCCGCAATGCGCCACCGGACCTGGTCGAGGCGGTCAAGGCTGCCGAGCCGATTGGGGCGCCCACAGCTGCTGACATCGTTGGAGACGCCAACGATGTTGCACCGACCACCGATCCCGCGCCATCGCCCGAGATGGACGAGTCCGACAGCACTGTTGCAGACGCCAACACTGCGCCTGATGCCACCGCCATCCGCGCCGAGGCCATCGCCCATGCGCGCGCCGTCGTGGATCTCTGCCGGCTCGCGGGTCAGCCGCAGATGGCGGGCCGGTTTCTCGAGGAGGAGGCAAGCCTCGATGCGGTCCGCGCCAGCCTCCTAGACGCCCGCGCCGCAGCGGAGCCGGAGATCACGCCGCATCACCCGCAACCGGGGCCGAACCCCACGACGCGCCCCTGGGGCGATGTCATCGCCCGCACCTTCAAACTGAAAGGCTGAAATCATGACCACGCTCACCGAAGGCCCCCATCCCGGCGGCTTCCTCACATGGGAAGTGCTGCGCGACTTCACCCGCGACACCGTCACCCTCGCCTCTGGGGCCGGCAAGCTCGCCCCCGGCACCGTGCTGGGCAAGATCACCTCGGGCGGCAAGTTCACCGTGCTGACACCCGGCGCCACCAACGGCAGCCAAAACGTCGCCGGTATCCTCTGGGGTCCTGCCGATGCCACAGATACCGACGCCCCCGCCGTCGTGCTGGTGCGCGGCCCCGCCATCGCCAACCGTCACGAGATCATGCTGCCGGACGACATCACCGAAGCGCAGATCACCACGGCGACCGCCGCGCTGGCCGCGCTTGGCATCCTGCTGCGCTGAGCCTGAAACAGAAAGGACATTGCCATGGCCACCATGGATATCTTTGAAGGCGATGCCTTCACCATCATCGAGCTGACCCGGGCTTTGGAAAACATCCCCTTCAAGCCCGCGATCCTCTCGGGTGCGGGGCTGTTTGGTTCCCGCGGCGTGCGCGCCCGCACCGTGATGATCGAAAGTCGCGACGGCACGCTGTCGTTGATCCCGTTCTCCGAACGCGGTTCGGCTTACGAGTCCCAGATCCCCGAACGCCGCGAGATGCGCGCCTTCGTCTGCCGCCAGTTCAAGAAGCAGGACGTGCTCTGGGCCTCGGAAATCCAGGCGATCCGCGACTTCGGCTCGGAGACCGCTGTCCAGCAGGTACAGGCGGAGGTCGCCCGCAAGCTGGGCCGGTTGCGCAATGACGCCGAGGCCACCTTCGAGTTCCACCTCTTCAACGGCATCCAGGGCGTGGTGAAGGACCCACGCGACGGGGCCACGGTGATCGACTACCACGCTGAGTTCGGCATCACGCCTGCCACCGAGATCGACTTCGATCTCGACAACACCTCGCCAGCCTCGGGCGCGCTGCGCAAGCGCTGTCAGGCGCTGATCGAAAGTGTCGAGGACACGCTCGGCGGTCTGGCCGCGGGTCAGGTGCAGCTGCGTGCGGAATGCGGCTCGGCCTTCTTCGCCGATCTGGTCGCCCACAAGGAGGTCCGCGAGACCTATCTCAACACCGCCGCGGCGGCCGATCTGCGCGGGCGCGTCGGCGAGGAAGTCAGCTTCGGCGGCATCACCTTACGCCGCTACCGCGGCGGGCTCGGCTTCGGCGTGCCGACCGACAAGGCGTATTTCTACCCCGAGGGCGTCGAGGGGCTGTTCGAGATCTACTACGCCCCGGCCGACACGTTCGAGACGGTCAACACCGTGGGCCTGCCGCTCTATGCGCGGATGATCCCCGATCGCGACCGTGACGAATGGGTGCGCCTCGAGATCGAAAGCAACCCGCTGCCGATCTGCACCCGGCCGCAAGTGCTGCGCAGCGCGCGGCGGACGTAATGGACGCCGTCGCCTTAGCGATGGATGCGCTCTTTGCCGATGGCAATATCGCGACGGACGCTGTCTATATCGCTGAAGGCGGCGCACCCCAACTCGTTCGCGTGGTCACCCGCCGCGCGGATGACGTCTCAAGCTTCGGCGAAGCGCGCATCTGGTCGGAAACCACGCGCATCGATCTACGCGTGGCAGAGGTACCGGCCCCGCGTCCCGGCGACCGGGTTGAGTTTGGTGGCGAGGCGTTCCTTATTCAGAGCGAGCCGGTCCGGGATCGTGAGCGGCTTGTCTGGACTGTGGACCTGAGGCCAGCATGAAACTCAAGCTCGACATCACGCCCGATCTGGCCGCCATGATGGCCGCCGAGATCAAGGCGGGCGAGAAGGCCGTCACGGCGGCCACGCGCGAGGCCGGGACCAGCCTCAAAACCGCATGGCGCGGGCAGATCACGAGCGCCGGGCTGGGGCAGCGGCTGGCGCGCACGATCCGGTCCGAGCAGTACCCGAAGGGTCAGCCCAGCCTGAATGCCGCTGCGCTGGTCTGGTCGAAAGCGCCCGACATCGTCAGCGCACATGATACCGGCCCGTTGATCCGCTCGCGCAACGGCTTCTGGCTGACAATCCCGACGGCAGCCGCCGGCAAGTCGCGGCGCGGCGGGCGGATCACCCCGGGCGAATGGGAACGCCGCACGGGCCTGCGCCTGCGCTTTGTCTATCGCCGATCCAGCCCAAGCCTGCTCGTCGCCGAGGGGCGGCTGAACAAGGGCGGCCGTGCGGTTGCCTCGCGCTCGAAAACCGGCCGCGGCCTGACCACCGTGCCGATCTTCCTGCTGGTGCCGCAGGTCAAACTGCCAAAACGGCTTGATCTCGACAGGGACACCGCGAGGGCGCATGATGCGATGCCAGGCTTGATCGTGGCGAACTGGCTGGATGGAAAATTAGCTGGTATGTAGCTGATGCGTGACTAAGAAGATCAAGTTGCAGCATTCACGAATCTTTCCATTGGAACTTGTGGTTGCTGCACATCATCGTCGCCAGTAATCTTGTGATCCGGAAAGCGATGCCGGAGAAACTCTAGCATTGCCTCTGATACCGGGCCTCCAACTAAAAAAGTACCGAAGCGTTGTCTAAACTCTTCCCAGTGTTGGGAGACGACACCTTTGCGTCTTTCACTCGGACATATCCAAATCCAATCAAGGAGCATCTGTTTGCTTTGTTTTTCGTGTGGACGGAAACAGCATGCACCGATAATTCGAAAATCGTTGTCACGAAAAATATAGCCAATTGCTTTGGGGTCATGGTAACCTTTGATCTCCCATTGGGGCATGTCGTATCCAAACTCGCGCTTGAAAATCTTCGCGCGCCAGTAGACTGATGTTCGGAGCCACTCTGGGGATTTAAGATCGACCCATACTATTTCAGGATTGCTTTGATATTCTACCCTTAGTTCTGATGAAGGCGCCGGCTTGAGAGCTTCAATAAAACCGTCGTGTCTTTCCTCATCATGCCTTTGTTCATCTTCCGGGTCGCCTTCGACATACGTCATACCACAAAGCTCGCATCTCATTAGTCCCATTTCCAATCCTAAAACGTTAGTTGACTTTATACCCCGCCTGTCAGCTTGAACATGATCCGTCCAAACCTTGGCGACCTCGCTGAGCATGCTTAAAGTCAAAACATGGAAAGTCAACTTTCTCCGGGAATACGCACGCCGATTTTCAGAGAGGGAATTCGTGCTCCTCATTCCTTAAAAAACAATTCTCGCCCGCTGCACGGACGGCTCTTAGTTCTGTTTGCCACACGTTGACCACGGATATTGACTTGTCTCAATCTTTACCTGACGCGCCCGACACTGCATCATTCTTAATCGTGCCTGCAGCGTTTATCCACCCACCCACCGAAGGACCACCCATGCCCTCGACCCGCGAGACGATCCTTGCTGCGCTGACGGCGCAGCTGGCCGCGCGCGCAGGCGCCGAGGTCCGGCGCAACGCGACACTGCCTGAGCGGGTGCCGGCCGAAGGGCTGGTGATCCTGCGCGACGGCAACCCGGGCGAGCCGGATGTGACGCTGAGCCCGTGGCGGGCGTATTACCGGCACCGCGTGGAAATCGAGGCGTTCATGCCGCCGGGCGCGGCGGAGGCGGCGCTCGACGCGCTGCTCGCCCGCATCGGGGCCGCGCTGGCCCATGACGACAGCCTCGGCGGGCGCGTCGAGCTGATGACACCGTCCGCGCCGGAGTTGCAGCCGGTGCCGGTGGAGGGCGGCGCGCCGTTTCTGGCCGCGGCGCTGGCAGTGACGCTGGAATACCAGGTCAGCGATCCGCTGAGCGGGTGAGAGCGGCCGACAGGCGCAGATTTTCGAACATCACAGGAGACATGACATGGGCAAGCAACGCGCCTATGGCGCCGATGCCACACTCAGGGCGGTGCGCGAGACGCAGTATGGCGGGGCCACAACCGGCCCGGTGCGGGCGCTCGATTTCAAGACGGCGGATCTGTCGGCGAGCATCCCGCTCGGCGACGACCCGCTGCTGGGGCGCGGGCGCAATGCGCAGGACCCGTATCGCGGGCTGGTCACCGATGAGGGCCAGCTGGAGATCCCGTTCGATCTGCAGGGCACCGGCTGGTGGATGACGGCGCTGTTTGGCGATCCCGAGACCACACCGCAGGCGGCGACCGGACGGATCACCTTCGCGGATAATCCCGCGCCGGGCGACACGCTCACGCTGAACGGGATGACATGGACCCTTGTTGCAGGAGTTGCGGCCGGTGACGAGACCGAGATCGGCGCGACGCTGGCCGATACGCTCACAGCACTTGCCGCGGACCTCAACGTCGCCACAGATCCCGCCATCTCCGTCGCTTCTTACACGGTCGAGGATGATACAACCCTCACGATCACCCATGACGCCACCGGCCCGGACGGAAACGCTTTCACGCTGGACGCCTCATTTGCGCAACGCTCCGCCCCCACGCTCACTGGCGGCGGCTATCGCCATGTCTGGCGCAGCGGGGCCGACAGCATCCCGTCCTTCCTGATCGAGATCGGGCACCCGAAGCTCACCACCCCGGTCTTCTTTCGCCATGCGGGCGCGGTGCTGGAGGAGCTGTCGTTCCAGATGGGCCAGGAAGGCC